GGGCTGCCTGCCTATGTATCTGATTTTCATTATCTAATTCCTCTAGTCTTTTATGGACTTCTGATAACTCTGCTTGAAAGTGATCAGCTTTATTCATATGTTTTGTATACTGACTGTCAACAAATTCCATATCTATTTCTTGTTCACAAGTTGGGCATTGTTGAAATTCAGCCTCTCTAAGAGTTTCATATTTTTCACTCATATCTAACTCTCTTTCTCTTTGAGAGTCTAAACCCCCTAACCCAGAAACCAAATCTTGTGTTGGTCTCATTTTTGGATATTTTTCTAACATATTTTTTGCGTATTCAACATCTATGCCTTTTAACCTATCCAATAAGTTATTATTATCATTTATCTTCCGATTTTTCTCAGAGATATTTTCAAATTCGAGATGGAAAGAACGCAGTTGCCTTTCGTCTTTTTCTTCAATTTTTGGCAGATCCATTTTCGATAGTAGTGTCATACTATCCAATTTGTTGTCTGTTAACCATTTTACGATTGTGTCCACTTTAGCGTTTAGCTTTGCAATGTCTAGGGAAGTTGTCCTTACTGCATCTTTAAACCTCTCAAAGAACGTGACATACTCGTCCAATTTTAGTAATTCAATTAGGAACTTCTTCCTATTAGTATCTGTAGCAGTTAAAAACTGTAAACTTGAGTTTGTATTTTGATAAACTAATTGAGTAAAAGTTTTAAAGTCAATACCTAATAGTTCTCCTAAAGTTTTATAAGTATTACTAGCCGTATGACTACTAATATCTTCTCCGTTTTTTATTAACTTACATTTTAAAGTTGCTCGTCTTGATACTGTTATATTATAACTATCTCCATCAATACTAAAATCTAAACTAATATCATAACCATTATTTACATAACGATTAGCAATATCTGCTTTCTTCACATTTTTACTATTCTTGTTGAACATTACTTCTTCAAGAATAAGTGGAACAGAAGACTTACCTACTCCATTAGTTCCCACTAATTGAGTTAGAGTAGCCTTATCTAAATCTATCTCATTATCCTTACCATAGGAGAAGCAGTTATCCCAACGTAACTTCTGTAGAATAATCATTGAATACTCCTATTATGTTTTTAGTTTTAATGTCGTCTAGATTTAATATATCTTGTAAATATAATACTAATTCATCTCCAATAGTCATATCTGCAGTTAAATTAAGTCGTGCTTCTACTTGTCGTTTTACTACTTTCTTATCTAAAAGTTCAGAGTTCTTAACTTTCGCTAAGTCTTGAACATCTCCCTCTAATTCATATATCGTATGGTCAAAGGTTGTTTGAATCATGTCATCGGGGTTATCTACTGTCTTACGGATTAATTGAGGAAGTATAAGCTCCCTCCATTCCCAAGACCAATCGTTATCAATCAATAGACAACCCGTCTTGACTTGACTTCTGTGAAAGGAAGTCGTCATTGGACTGCCGGGATATACAATATTTCTTTGCGTATTAGCGTGAGCATGTAAATCACCTGCAAATACAATGTCAAAACGATTAAATCTATCTAAGTCAACTTCAGATATCACATGAGGCGGGATTTCACCCCTCACATGAGTAAATAAAAATGGGATATCATCAATCGCTTCAATACTACCTTTTTTATGCAAATCTGCATAAGGTAAGATAGCAAAACCTTTTGTTTGATAAATTGTAGTAGTATCTATGATTTCTACTAATGGGTTTATCTCTTGCGTAGCTTTCTTAAGATTTGTAAAGAAAGTATTATTTTTCCTAGTTGCTTCATGATTTCCGTCATAAATCAAAGTAGGTATCGTAATACCACTAATAAAATCAAAATAAAGAGTAAGCTCATCCATAGAGGGGATTCGATCAAACAAATCCCCGCCTATGATATGCATATCACAGTCATTTTCCAACTCTTGAATCTGGTCAAAGAACATTTTATAGCGAGCGCAAGCCCATTCTATAGGAACATTCTTTTGACCTAGCTTCAAGTGCCAGTCAGCTGTGAACAGGATCATGCTACGTCAAATTCCGCTGCAACAGTTTCTTCTTTGTCCGACGCTGTAATTCTTTTAAGTAACTCTAATTGAGCGTCTTGCGTAGGTCTAGGAAGAACGTCGTCCATAGACTTAAGTTCTGCGACTAATTCTTGTTCCCAATCTTCTAAAGCCCGAGGCTTACACTTGAGTGCTTGTAGTTGGTATTCTACATTAAAGACCTGTGGTCCAGTCTTTAGGCGTTTGAAATAGACGTCCCAACCAGTTTCATAGTCAGTTGGGTTTCCTAAGTCTTCCATAGCGACTAAAATTTGATCGAAAAGTTTCCTTTTCAGGTTGACTACTTTGATTTTATTATCAGAGAAATCAATACCTTGGACAGCATATGCCCAACCGCATTTTAGAGCAGGGAAGAAATCACGAACGTGATCATGTTCTTTATTGGCAAAAGTTTCGGTTGCCCTATCGAACGACAAACATTCCATTGGAATATTTTTGTTGTTCTCACCTTTGACCCAATAAACGTATCGAGGAAGTAAGTCGCCTACTAGACGAACTTTGTGATCCTCTCGGTTACTGAAATTATAAGTTTCAATTTTTTCTTTTTGGGCTGAGCCCTTTGTTTGATTAAAGCTAATAGCCATAATTCTTCTCCTTGAATGGCTCCTCAAATTTAAAGATAATATACCCATCTCTAATTTCGAGCAGTCTGTTTTTTTCTATAGTGTCCTCATTAACTTTACAGAAAATGAGGTCTAGTCTAGCGTCTTTATTGCGAACGAACTCATGATAGTTACGGAAGGATGCGACGCCTGCATACTCTGCTACTTCTCTATCACTATATTGTGCTCGTCCAGTAGTTAGTAGTTCCTCTGGGTGTATCAGAAAACTACTACCATAATAATTTTTTTCATAAAACTTAAACGTTTTATCATAATAATTCTTAGGTGTTATTTTATATGTAATTATTCTAAGGATTGTAATAATATCAGCAACGTTTCCGTGGCTCGCTTCTACAATCTTTTTCCAATTATAATATATCATATATTATACCAAAAACAGAAGCGTTTGTCAAGCACTATTTTTTCTCTGCTCAACACACCCCCTCTAAGTCCCCTCATAATACTCTAACCTTATAATCTTGTTTTATATAATAGCCCATTCGGGCATTTGCCTGTCTGGTAGCTGTTTTACCTTTAAGATGAATATCTATAACAGTTGGCTGTAACTTGCCCTCTTTCTGTCGTATTATTCTACCAATCAACTGCGTTAGTAATGGCTCATTATTTACTGGTGTAGCTAATACTAAACAACTAAGATCATCTAAAGATATACCTTCTGAAAATATTGCTTGTGTTCCAAACAGTATATTTTTAGATCCCCCAATTAACTTCATGGTTTTCTCTCTTTCTAGAAAGTCCATTTCGCCTGTGATACAAACTGATTTATTTCCTACTAGTCTATGACAAACTTTTAGAAATGCAACTCTGTCTGATACTACTAATACTTTGTGCCCTTCAGCTGCATACTTAGCAGCAATCAAACTAACACTATGTATATATTCTTCTGTGTTTACTAGATGATTAACTCTCTCAGCCCATGGTGTATAAGAGCCATCTAGAAATCGAACGTCTGATTTAATTATATCAACCTTTGGAGTCATATAATTTTCTTTGGGCGGTTTCAAAACATTATGCCCAAAATAGTCCCTAAAGACTACATGCCTCCCATCTTTTCTTTCCAACGTGCCTGTCAAACCTATCTTATATCTCGCGGGCATTTCGTCTATAATACGAGTAAAGGTCGGTGAACTCACATGATGCATCTCGTCTAAGATTACTGTCCCGAATAAATGTTTTATGTCCTCTATCCTGCGGTATAAAGTCTGTATGTTCCCTACTACTATTGGGGACGAAGTGTTCATTTCCCCTGACCCGATTCTGCCAGCTTGTATGCCGAAAGCTTTGTATACTTCTTTTTCCCATTGATTCCTCAAATTGGTTGTATGTGTAACTATGAGTGTCTTTTGTCCAAGCTTTTTAGCTATTGCCAAAGCCGTTATTGTTTTTCCCCAACTTACCCAAGCGTTAATTATACTGCTGTCATTTACTAAGTTATAACACCACTTTTGGCTTTCTCGTAATGTGAACTTAAAGTCAGGAAATTCAGCGGGCACCTTTACCCGCTTATCGATAATATCGTAATCATCTGGGACTAAATCCGTTCTTCCCATTGGTATAGAAACTAAACCTGTTCTTAAAGGTCTAATTGTTTTTATAACCATAGGGGGATCTTGCGGCATACGAGGAGGTAAAGTATACGTAAGTTCCTTTTCCATTTCCTCAAGTAAACGAGCATCACCTTCAATTTGTATTCTATTACCATAAACTGCCTTCATAGCGCTAATATATTTATATAAGTCTTTACAAGAAACAAAAGACCTATACCATTAAGTAAAATTAAAGCTCTATCTTTCCATGCGAGAGATACTATTAACCATAGAAAAATTCCCGTTATAGAGAGTTGTAAGTCTAGGAGTTGAAACTCTGGTACTCCTCTTATAGACATAGCACAAAGTATAATTACACTGGCTACCCATTTTAGATACCAGTCATATGTAGTTGTCCTATACCTACCCCAATACTTTGTTTTTTCTTTCTTTCCTTGCATTTTTATCTACTTAGCTGTTTTAAGAAATGTAGATCTTGTATTCTCCACTTGGGACTTAACTCGGGGTGGTTATTATCCCATGGGCTTGACCAACCTATTTTCTTTTTTCTTAGTCTTACATGTTCGGGTAAATAATCTTTCATTACTTCCCGCATTAAAAATTTGTTTGTTCCTTTTGCGTATTCTTTAGTTTGTCGAAATTTAACTCTACCCATTATACTTAATACATACTTAGCAAAACTTTGAGTTAAAAAAGGAATTCTACTTTCCATTCCAAACATTCCAGCAGTTTGATCTGTTGCTAAAATATTCTGCTCAGAAGTGCTTAATAAATCTGTAAACAAAGTGTTATTCATCATATCTTTACCAAAGGCACTATGCGGAAACCATCTTAGAGTTTTATAAAATTTTATATGGTTTTCACAATATTCAGGATCAAATCTAGCTTTGTGATGGATATACCCTGTAAATAATTCATCTCCACTATCTCCTGTTAGAACTACTTTACACCCCGCCGATGCGGCTGCTTCACATAGAAGATAGCGTGGAGCTTGTCTATTATGATCCGACCATAAATAATGAGTGTTTGCCAACCACATCTTTCCTAAAGGGAATC